TGGTAACTGCAATAACTGTGTGGATTGGTAATGTATTAACTAATACTGTGAGGTAGCAACATGGCTATTCGAATCGAAGATCCTGTTTCGTTGGATGATGTGCCGAACCTAATCATGACGGTGGGTCATGAGATCACGGTGGTGCTGAAGGGCGAGCCGGGTATTGGCAAGTCGAGCGTACTGCGTGAACTTGAGGTGCGCTACGGCGATGCGTATGACTATATCTATGCAGACTGCCCGGTGATGGACTTGTCTGACATCGTGATGCGTATCCCGAACCACGACACCAAGGCGTTGGAATCCTACGTGTCGTCGCTGTTCAAACTTGATTCGCCCAAGCCCAAGATCATCATGCTCGACGAGTTTATGAAGACCAACAAACTTCTTCAGACTCTCTTCACCCGGCTGATGTTGGAGAGAACCATTGGCGATAGAGCATTGCCTGCTGGCTCGATAGTGTTTGCAACGTCTAATCATTCCTCTGATGGTGTTGGCGATGCGATGCTCGCTCACGCTGGCAATCGTGTGATGGTCGTCAATGTGGATAAACCACGACACGTGAAGTGGAATCTCTGGGCATCGAACAGAGGTATCTCTCGCAGCATCCGTGCATGGGTGGCGATGAACCCGAAGTGCCTTGCGTCATACCTTGATGGTGGGCAGGACGACAACGAGTTTATTTTCAATCCGTCGCGTCGTGGAGTGTTGTCATTCGTGACACCCCGATCCCTTGCCAAGGTTGATGTCGTAGTGAAGAACTATGAGAAGTTGGGTCGAGCGGTGACGAAGGCGGCTCTTGCCGGTACGTGTGGCAGCGCATTCGCTAATTCGTTTGAGGCATTCCTGACTCTTGAGAAGGAGTTGGTATCGGTGAAGACCATCCTCAACGATCCTGAGAATGTGCAGATGCCCGAGAAGGCAGCGGCGTTGTTTCTGACGATGTTCAATGCCGTGGACACTATCGAAACGCAGGACGATCTGTCTGCGTTCATGACGTTCGTGAATCGTATCCGCTCCGATGAAGTCCAAGAATGTTTCTTTACGATGGCATTGCAGGGTCGTATCAGCAAACTTGCCAGTCGTAACGAACAGATCAAGGCGTGGGGCATGAAGAACTTGGAACTTATGATGCCGTGAGGGGTCTATGGAAGTGGTAGTAATGCGTAAAGAGAACTATGGGAACGTGAGGTTTTATCCTGAGAACAGGGAAGCGAAGATTCTTGCAGCACTCATGCGTAAGAAAACCTTTGACTATTCCGAGTTGCAGATGACCCGCGAGATGGGCGTGAACATCACAGTTAAATATCCAGAGGTAAAGTTATGAGCGCAGTACCGAAGCAAGTTGATATAGAGATACGTCTGAAGAAGGCGCACATCAAACTGATCAAGCATCCCGAGACTTGTCTCTACGGTGGTGTGATCCTGATGGGTGAGTCGAGCATCGTGGATGATCCGCGTAAATGCCCGACTGCGTACACCGATGGCTACAACAAGCGATACGGTCGTGCGTTCATGGAGAAACTCTCTGACGAAGAGATCGCAGGTCTGGTGCTACACGAGAACTTGCACGTGTTGCTGAAGCATATTCCCCGTCACCGTGATCTGATGAAGGAGAACGGGCGGCTCGCCAACATTGCGATGGACTACGTGGTGAATGACATCATCATTGAGATCAACAAGTCGCACCCGAAACTTGCGTCCCTACCCGATAATTGTTTCTACGACCCGATGTTTCACGGGTGGTCTGTGCGTCGTGTTTACGAGTATTTGAAGAAGGAATGCGAAAGCGGCAAGGGTGGCGGTCGCCCACAAGAATCATTCGATGAGCATGACGATCAGCCGTACGAGGGCATGACCGAGGAGCAGCAGGGTCAGGCCAAGCGCGATGTGGATGATGCCATCCACCAAGGCGGCATTCTGGCCGGTAAGTTTGGCGCGAAGATCCCCCGCGTCATCAAAGAACTCATGGCACCACAGGTTGACTGGCGCGAGGTGCTGCAAGAATTCTGGGTATCAGCGGTGCGTGGTTCAGATGAACTCACGTGGCGTAGGTTCAACAAGCATCGACTGGCTGATGATTACTACTTGCCATCGTCAATCAACGAGACGGTGGGTGAAGTGATCCTCGCTATCGATACGTCAGGGTCTATCAGTAATGATGACATTGGCAAGGTTGCGACTCACATTCGGGAACTGTGTGAGAGCGTTACACCCGAGCGTATCCGTGTGCTGTGGTGGGACACGAAGGTGCATGGCGAGCAGGTGTTTGAGGGTAATTACGAGAACATCACAAGTCTGCTCAAGCCGATGGGCGGAGGCGGCACGCGGGTTAGCAGCGTCAGTGATTACATTCTCAACAAGAACCTGACTGCTGACTGCGTAATTGTCTTCACCGATGGGTACTTGGAGGACGATATCAAATGGCGAGTGGACATCCCGGCGTTGTGGTTGATCACGCAGGGCGGGTTGCGTTCGTTCGTGCCACCGAGAGGCGGCAAGATTCAGATCAACGATTAGCGTATTAACTAATACGGAGATGTGAGATGAGCAGATCAATGAGAGTGACGGTGGTGTTGGAGTTTAACAACGTGGAAAGCACCGAAAGTGAAATAGCCGACATCATCATCCAGAACATCACGGCAAGCACGGACGAAATGCGCGAGGTATTCAACGCTGATGCCGTGTGGTTGGACGATGCAGAGATTCACATTGAGTACGGCAAGAGGGACGCAGCCCGCGCCCCTGTTGATTTGGGGTAGGAGAACGTGAACAAGTACAAACTAGATAAACTTCCACCACGCACGAAACTCTACGGTTGGGATTACAACAAGGCCAAGGAGTTTCGTATGACCGGGAACGAGTGGATGCAGTACGCAAAGGTAGATGCGTTTAAGTTTGAGCGAGGCAACGACGGTGCGTACTCTGGTAACGGCATCGAAGTATGGCTCGATGGTAAAGATATCAATCAACGATAGGAGTTACGAAAGTGGGTAAGGCTAAGATCAAATTCAATACCGATGATCTCTTCCTTGAGGGGCAGCATTCATTCATGGAGAAGCAGAACTTTATTCGCTCTCCGCTGTTTCCCATCGTGGCAACCATGTACAACACGACCGAGAGAAAGATCCGTGTCGGTCACATCGTCAGCAGCCAGATCTCTACGAGTGCAGATCCGAAAGAAACTGTCATGTCTGCGCTACTCACCACACCGGAAGGCTTCGTCGTGGGCAAGATCAGGTGCAATCGTGGCACGTTTGATTACTCAGCGACAAGCGATGGTGTGTCTGCGCCGTCGAGTAATATCTTAATTAGCAGTACAAGCGCAAATTATCTCCGGGTTAAACTGTCCAAGAACTCCGATCACGTAGCAGCATCATGGCTGAGGCGTGGGGCGACTGATGCGATCTGCTGTATATCTAACGTCATACGTTCTATCACGGATACGGCGGTGGATAGGGCGTACGGTCGTAGTGTGTCGAACCGTCCGATGGTTGAGTACGACGCTGATATCATTACATTCTTATCCAACGTGGTGATGGGCAAGGCCACCATGCTTCAGATGCCCGCTGAGATGCGTCAGATTTTTGAGAGTAAATATCGTGATTACATGCTGAACAACAACAAGTTTGAGGAGGCTATTGAAAAGGCCAAGAGTTTCTTTGACCAAGGCAAGTGGGTGTTGATCCGTGAGGTCAACAATGGGGTGATACTGGGCGCGATCATCCCCGACGGTGCGGTTGCAGGGTTGGACATCTACAAGATTGGCGATTCCCTACCGCATGGAGAGTGCCATGACTTTGCACGATTCTCAGTGATGCCGAAGTGGTACTCATGCTATGACGCCATCCCTGAAGAGTACCGTCGTGAATTAGATTATGCCCTGATGATGCTGAAGGTACACCGGAACGCAGACTCCCTGACTCCGAACGACGAGCGGGGTATTTGGATGGATGTGGGCGCGGCGAACTGGGGGAAAGTAATGATCTTGCCGAGGTGAGTTATGTATCACGATCCACTACCTTTTCACGATGGCAACAAGCGGGTGTACGCCGAACTTGTTGACGATAGTCTGCATATCCACGTGGGCGACTGCATGATCAGGATGCTGCCCCTGAGTGAGTTGCCCGATCATATAAGAACTAAATTAGCCATGATTCACGCATGGAATTGGCAGAAGAATGATGGGCAGTACATAGGAGCATGGAGTCCGATGTTTGATTTCCCGTTTTTACCCGAGTATCCAGAAGCATCTAAAGATATCGGTTGGCGGTTTTCCGTCTGCGAGTACGTGCTGGTCTTGCCAGAAAAAGTATTAGAAGAGTTGCGCGGCGAAGTTTCCCGTGGTTAGTTAGCGTATTAGTTAATACGCTGATTGCCATGAGGAACCATGACTCCAGAAGCCAAGGTAAAGAAGCGCGTCAAAGAGATTCTTGCTGATCTGAACGCCTACTACGTGATGCCAGTGACAGGGGGCTACGGGAACAGCGGCGCACCAGATTTTATTATTTGTATCGCGGGGTTGTTTTATGGTATAGAGACAAAAGCAAACGGTGGGAAGGCCACCGCACTTCAGTTGAAGAACCACGATGACATACGTAAAGCCGGTGGCATCGCATTGATAGTTGATGAAACAAACGTAGAGAACCTACGCAAGGAGTTATTAAGTCATGTCCAGAGCAAAGAGCATTCTGTCCCTTCTCAGCAAGGGGAAGTCAATCAAGGAAGTGGCAAAGGCCACAAAGTCAAGCGAAGCGTACGTGTACTACGTGCGTTGGGCTGATAAAAAAGGTAAGACCACGCCCAAGAAAGCCAAGAAGAAGGCTGTCTATAAGAGTGAACGGTCGAAGTTGATCAAGGCTGTGTTTGACACCGCTAAAAATGTCAAGGCTGTGAAAGAGATGAAACAAGCCTTAGATGTGATTGAGAAGAAAAATCCGAAGGCTGATTGGGATGATAAGAAAGCCTTTTGGAAGACTATGAAAAAGCAATATGGAGACGCGACTTCACAAGTGATGGATGAGTTGGTTGATCCGAAGCCTCTCTTTGGAGAAATCGCATCTGATCTCGTCAACCATCCCCCGCACTACACCGATGGTGGCATAGACACGCTGAAGTTCATTGAGGCTAAAGATCTCAATTACCGATTGGGTAACGTAGTCAAGTACATCAGCCGTACCGGTAAGAAAGTAGATTCTGATCCTATACAGGACTTGGAGAAAGCCCGCTTCTACTTGGATCGTGAGATCGAAGCGCGGAGAGATGCGTGAAACCCAGAAACGAATTCGCTTTCCCTCAGTTGGAAGCGGAGCGTTTGAAATGGTGGGGACACGGGATGACCCTGCGGGACTATTTTGCAGCCAAGGCTATGCAAGGGTTGCTAACGTCCCACGGGGTCGCCCTCTCTGCCGAAGAGACTTCTAAAATTTCTTACAACATAGCCGACAGAATGTTGGCTGAACGAGAGGTGGGTTATGAATCCGGTGCTAATAGGCCGCAAGCGGCTAAGTGATATTGTGTGGGGCATCATCGATGAGAAGGTCGGTGATTTCCCTTTCGAGGCTATTGAAAAGATCATTGAAGACCAGCAGCACTTGCGTGATCAGGCTGACTACAAGACAGGCTCTGTGCCGTACGACGATGCAGTAGAACTTTATAAAGTCACGAAGTTTTTTAATCCGAGGCACATTGCCGAAGTGGGTACGTTCATTGGCGTATCGACACGGACGATGATGCTTGCGTGTGATCCGATTTACATCTACACGTGC